GGCACTCATAACGTGTCCAACCCTGATACCCACAAGCAGTCAGCATTAACGCAAGTGCCCAAGTCAATGCTGCTGCCGTGAGTTTCCGAGTTACTTCCCCGTTAACCCGAAACTCTTATCCGCAGGATTTAACCAGCGCAAGACAACTGGTGCAATTGCTGCGACCCCTGCCATTGCAAGTGTTTTTGGGTCAGTTACGCCCGCCATGTATAAGGCAAGTGCTGCTGCCATGAATGATCGTGCCCATGAAGCAATTAAGGCTTTGGCTTTGTCCATTTTTTTGTTTTCTCCTTTGTCGGTTTTTCTCCCGATTTTGGTATTTGAACTGTTGGGTGTTCGCCCTTGTAAGGGACAAACTTAGGAATTCCAAACCCAACAATCTCTTTGCCAACGTTGCGCACCTTTACCATGACCATGCCACCATTTCGTTGGTCGCCTGTGCCACTGGTATTGCCTTCAATCGTCACGCATTGTTTGTCGTCAATTAAGCCAACAACAATTCCAACGTGGCTTATACGATCAACGCCGTCATGTGGGAAGTCCATAAAAGCGACATAACCCAACTGAGGCATATTTGACCAACGATTTGTTTCCTTGAATTTATGTGCCCCAATTGCAGTGCCCACAACCGAATGAATCTTGACGCCCGCTTGTGCGCAGCACCAGTTGACGAAAGAACCGCACCAAGGTAGTCCGTCGGCTTTTGTGAATTTGCCGTACTTGGTGAGGTTGTCGCCTTCCTCAATTGTGCCAATTTCAGCCTTTGCGACTTCAATCAACGCAGCTGACGTGCCTTGTGGATAAATCACTTCTCCGTCGCTATCGGTGTGAAGTGTTCCACAGGATTATCTTTGTTCAGATATGCCTGATAGTCCGAGTTGGCTGGGTCTGCCAAAAACGATACTCGTACTCCGTTTTCTTCATACCAAATTATGCCGTTATCTTCTAATGTGTATTGTCTTGTCATTTTATAACTCCGCGTTAAAGGCGACTACTGCCGCCGCATTGTTGGTTTCTAGTGTTGCACCTTTACCGTCAGTACCAGCCGCCTCGCTTGCATTGTAAATATTACTACCAGTTGTTGAGGGTATTAAAATGGTAAAAGAATTAAATAAATCTGCGGCGCCTGCTGAGTTGGCTGCATAATAATTTGTACCAATAGTTGAAGTTAAACTTGGTGCAATTCTCATTTCAACGGGAAAAGTAATGTGGCCCCTAACCTGATTAGAGTTGTAATAAAAAGCCATAGCAATCGGTTTGTTAGTGCCAACAGCACAAGCCCAGTAGTAACGCTGACAAGCGGCTAATTCTCCTTGAATAGTGCCGCCACCTGCACGCTTGAAGTTTGTCGCTACTGACCCAAATTCCTGCTGAACACCGACAATCTCAAAGTTATCGGCTGCACCAGCAGTACCTACGGGCGTGTAGTTAAACTGAAAACCTTGCTGAGTTGAGTTACTTGGTACGGCAGCCGTGAAACTAAAACGCTGCCAAGATGTAGTCAAAGTAACGCTGCTGCTAACAAGAGTTGATGCACCTGTAAAGCCGTCCATTTGCTTTTGATTTGTACCAGTACCGCTTGCCCAAATTACTGCAAGCGCAGACGAAGCCGATGAAAAGTTAGCCCCAGCCTTAGCCCAAAATGAAAGCGTTACTGTCTTTCCTGCGTACTTGTATGAATCAGCAGTCTCTAAGTTGTAGCCTAAATAGATAATTCCTAAGCCAGTATTTCCGCTATCTCTTGCCACTCTTGCTGAGTATTGGAATCCGTCAAGGCTTGCAGTTTGTTGGCTGACTGTTGAACCAGTTGAGAAGCGAAGCCCAATCCAACGGTCTGCCGTGTATGTGTAAGTAGATGAAGGAATTGCAAAAGATGTTCCACGTTGCCAAATGTCCATACCGCCGTTAATTACGCCGTTGTTATTGACACCTGTTTGATAGCGAAGTCCTGTTGTGGCGGCACTATCTGCTACGAGCGTTTCGCCGTTAGATCCAACCGCAAGGCGAGCGTCCACTGTTGTAAAAGTAAATAAATCGCCCTTAGTTGTCAGTGGTGTGACATCTGCCGTTGTTGTCCACGCTGGCACACCGCCTGAAACTGCTAAAACTTGACCAGTTGTGCCAATTGGCAAACGTGTGTTTGTGTTTGCCGTTGCTGATGAATAAGCAATGTCGCCTAGTGTTGTTCCTGGTTGTAGTGCTTTTAACCGTGTGTCAACGCCTTGCAATGCCACGTCAAAATCTGCTGGCAAATCCGTTACGAGATCGGTGGCCGTGGGAAGAACAAAACCATAGTTTGAGGTTGGGTTCGTCAATTGAGTTTCCTTTCGTTAAGCGACAATTGTCGCATTTTCCCAGTCTAAAATAGGCGACACGCTTGACCAAGTTTCGTTTACTGGAACGTCATTCCAAGCCATTGCCTGCAAAGAATAGGCAAGTGGTGAAAGTAGCAAAGTGACGGAAAGTTGATTGTAGGAAGCCTGAAACGACCAGCCTTCGACAAATCCCTGAAACGCGCCTGCGCTCATGTTTAAAGGCAAGTTGTTGAGTGCCACGGCTTCGCCCATAAAAATGCCAATAAGGTTGTCGCGGTCAGAATTGTCCAATTCAGGATTGGTTAGGTCAAACGTGATTTCGCTAAAGATTGGCTGCGGGTTAGCGCGTAGGGACAAATAAAACGCAGCTTGTGCATTGGCGTCGTTCGCGTCGTGCAACGTGGTTGTGATTATTTGTGCAAGGTTGCCGTATGTTGAAATTGAAATTGGGTCACTGTCCGACACGTCATGTTGACTGTTTGTGCCATATTTGATTGTTATGGCATTTCGTACATCTCCAACGCGGGTTTCAATTCTAAGTCCCGTCCCACGCGCTTGATTGGCGTCAAGGTCAACGTACCCATTGGCCGCAAGGTATGTTGTGCGGTGGGTTGAATCCGCGTAGCCAATTAAACCTAGGGCGTCCTCATAAATATAGCCAAGACCTGAAGTGGCAAGTCCCGATACCAAAGAATAAACGTCAATTGGATCATTGCCTTGGGCTGCCAAATCGTAATTGCCAGGTCTGTCAATTTCTCCAAGCCCGTTGTTTTCAGCGTTTGCCCACGTTGTTGTTGCTGGGTAGGTCGCCCATGTCAAAGCACCTGCAACCTGTTGCCATTGGTTATACAAAACCTGACTTAATACCTCAAAAATTTGATCACCGTCAAAATCACGCGCAAGGTTTTGTGTGCGAATAATTTTTGGCAAACGGGCAAGTGCGCCAAGTGCGGTGATTGAATAGGTTTGAGTAAAGGCGGTTGAACCTACTTCACGCACTTCCAAGGCAATGTCAACCACGTTGCCACCAAAGATTGCCACAAATACGCCTGCGGTGTCCTTGACTGAAACACCTATTGTTGAGTTGATATTGACTGGGATTATGGTTTGCGCCAAATCCAGCAATTGAATGTTGACATAACCTGCCTGCGCCTGCTCATAGATATTTGTCCGACCGCTGCGGATTGTCAGGTTTGACAAAATTGCGTCGGTGTATTCAACGCCGTCAATCTCAACCAGCCAAATGGGATTCCATTGCGTCATTAGATTGCCACAAGCGCGGTTGCACCACCAGTGCCGCGGTAGTAAGAATTGTTTAAAGTTTCGACAATTGTGCGGGCAGTGCCTTCTTTGTCAATTGCCCCATTGACCGTAATGCTTATACGGGCAGCGTTTTGGGAATCGGTAAAGCCACCGCCCCCAGCAGCTGCCAATCGTGCTGCATTTTGTGAATCAGTAAATCCCCCACCAGCAATTGCGGCAGCAACGCTTGCCCCAGCCCGTGCGGCTGCTGCCACACCGCCACCAGTCATTCCACCTGACCCGCCACTTGTCGTGCCTGTTCCACCACTTGAACCAGCACTTGAACCGCCACCACTAATTGCCCCTGGTGCGCCCCCTGTGGCAAATGATGATCCACCGCCAATCTTCGGAATGGTTGGAACGTCCTTGCCCCATTGAACTGCATTGTAACCTTTAATAATTAAATTAATCCCGTCAATGGCCGTGTTCAATAAAGGTTTAATTGCACCCAATACCTTTGCAATAATTGTAATCACCACCTCAGCAATGTCGCCAACAATTTTCATTGCCCCACCAATTGCAGAACCAATCAACGGTGCAATAAATTTGACAACGTCATAAAATGCAGAAAATTCGTCCTTGCTATTCATTACCGCGGTTTTAACATTGTCAAAAATTGCTTTAATGCCTTCAAAAATTGGTTGCACTGTTTTCTTAATTGTTGAACCTACGTCGCTGATTACCTTGCCAAAACCGTCACCCTCAGTCAGACTGAAAGCCTTGGAAAATGCGTTGATTGCTGGGAGTGCATTGTCGTTGATGAATGTCATAAGTTTTTCAAGTATTGGCAACAAGGCAAACCCAATTGTTTCTTTGGCTTCGTCAAATGCCACCTGCATGCGGGCAATGCGTCCAGCATAAGTGTCTGCGTTGCGTGCTGCTGCGCCGCCAAATAAATCTGAAAGGCGACCTTGCACCTGTGTGAAACTCATGGTCTTCAATTCAGCAGCTGAAAGACCGATTCCCAATTTGCCCAAGGCAGCACTGTTGCCGTCATAAGCCTTGCCTAAGGCATTGGCGACTGTTTCCAGCGGCTTACCTGTCGCCGTAGAAATGTCCAGCGCGGTTGTAAGTAAATCTTGTGCCTTTGTGATGTCGCCCGTTGAACGCACCAAGCGTCCCAAGGCTGGGCGCAACTGATCGTCAGCCACACCCGTGGCAAGTGACATTTTAAGAATGGATTGTTCCGTTGCAGCAATTTGGCCTTTGGTTGCCCCTGTGGCATTTTCTAAGGCAAGGGCTAACTGTGTCTGCGCTTGTTCGTCGGCGACGGCTGCCTTGACCCCGTCAATGCCTATTTTGACCGCATAAGCGGCTGCGGCAGCAGCGGCAGCGACAAATGCTGCGCCAATCATTTTGCCAGCCTTGCCCATTTTGTCGCCAAATGTGTCAACGTCTTGGCTTGCAGATTTTAACGATTTGTTAAGATTGTCAACGTCACCAAGAATGGAAAGTTTGAGCGTGCGACTACCAGCCATTAGTCATACTCCTTCACTATCTTAGAAAACGATTCTTCCCAGCGACGGACTATTTCAGGTTGGGCACTGCGTAGGGTCGGATAGATAAACCAACCACGCGACCCGCGACCTTCACGACCCGACCACACTGGGAATTGCTTCAAACGGTTTGAACCAAATTCAGCACCGCCCCAAAGTTGTTGCGTTGTCCCGCCACCGCTTAGTTTTTGACCTGCAAATCCAAAACTCATTTCGCCAATTTTTGAAGATTTGGAAACCTTTGAACCCTGTGCCACACGATCGTCCAGCAAATTCCTAGAACGTCCCGCTGCGTCAATTATTTTGCCACGAACCCAATCAGCAAGTTTTGAAGTCTGTTGTTTTGCTTGGGCGGTTGCTTCTTCGTCCATTGCTTTAAAAGAACGGACAATGGCACGCAATTCAGCCTTGTCGTAAGCGATTGCGTCACTTGCCATTTGCCCGTCCTTCCAAGATTTCCAACACCGTCAGAATGTCTTCAGCTGCTTCGA